ATATCAGGTTCCCTTTCAAGAGCAGGCCATGCATTTGCGGCCTGCTCCTCGTCTATGACAGCCGTGGCCCAAGCTGCCGCTGCGACATGCATTGAAATCAACAGAATCATCGAAGCCACCGAGCGTTACCGCCGAAGTCCGGCGTTTCGCATGTTGGCAGGTATTCGCCGCAAGTACCGCCACAAATTGAAAAAATGCCAACTACACGAACTACACGAACTACAACGCTAATAATCAACGAAATAAGTACAACTACTTTAACAACAAAAAAACTACATAAAACTACATTTTATTCACTTTCAAACTCTAAAAACTACAATCACTATGAAAAGCTACTTTTGTAGTTTTGTAAATATCTGATTTTCAACATGTAGTTAATTGTAGTTCGTGTAGTTGCCCAAAATAGGTATCCTTTTTATGAAAACATACTATGACCTTTCCGACGAAGAGTTCTTGAGGTACCTTCGTTTATTGGTAGCGCAGCTCTCACGCCTGCCACCTTACCGCTGGCAGCGGATTGCGGCTATCGCAGGCAATCCCGAAGAATTCATTGAAATCGTGCAGTCCATGTGTAACGACGGGCTGTTCGACTGGATAAACGAATTCGGAAACCGTTGCTGCTTTATCGACATAAAAGACGATTCTCTGATCAGGCTCGATCCTATGTATGTACGAACCTTAAAAACCGGAATTGACAAACGAATATGGAAATGAGACTCACCTTCGATGTAGATGACCGAATACACATGGATTATCTCGCCTATCTCTTCGAGCGGGATACCTCCGGCGCTTATATCGTGACAGCCCGAAATTGCTTCGGGAAACTGATCATCGGGCACACTCAAGCTGCAAGCCTCCCGCCCAGAGAAGCCTGCGGAAAATTCGCAGTGACTTTTATACTGCCTATCAACGAGGCCACCCAGAACTTTCAAAATAAGTTCATTTACCTTTCGGCCCAAGCAACCAAGCAGCTCAATATCTCCCTGCGCGCCTACTTTGAACTCGACTTTTGGGAGTTCGTGCAGCGTCGTAAAGCCCTCCGCCAACGCAAAGAGGAGATTATCGAAGCGTTCATCCTCTCCCGTAAATTGTTCTCGGCTGAATACTTTGAATCCCTCCACAAGCGGGCCTATCGTCGGGAACTGAAGGAGCTGGAAGCCTTGAAGCGGAAACTGACCCGCCGTGCATACTACATCGAATCGCTCGTCGATGAGCCGAAAAAAGTTTAACCGAAAATCGTAATTATTTCTACAAATTCACTGATAATATGCTTAAAATTATCACCTCTATCTCCTTAAAACCGGCGACATGTCCTGACGCCGAGTTTCGGCGGGTACCTTTGGTCAGTCCGTTCGGTAAACTCAAAATTGCAACAACCCGTGAAGATGCAGGAGAACTCCAGACGATTACTCTGACAGCAACACTCCGTTCTGACGATGCTTTCCTGCATGAGCCGGCGATTGTCCGCGTTAAATGGCACGGCGGCTCCCTTGTTTTCGGCAGCAAGGACATCCCGGCCCTACTTACACTGACCGAGGAAGAAACCCTCGTTGCCACCTGCAAATACCAGACATCGGTCGAAGCAGTAAAGGCGTAATGCCGTCCTTTTTATGCGGTCTGCGACCATGTAGATTTGCATAAAAAAGAAATGAAACGCCAGATCACCCCGGAGAACAACGTCAAGCTGGCCCTCGAACTGCGCCGCGGTCGTTGGCTCATTCACGATATCTCCACTCTCATACCAACAGCCATCTCACTGCTCCAGCAGCAGGATATCCTGTACCAATCTGCCGAGCGGGAATTCGACACCATGCTTTATGACGTAAACGCCCGTGCCGTTTCCGCCAATGCTGCCAGAAGTGGCGACCCCTGCGTTGCTGTAATCCCGATATCCGGTACGATTACCAAATACGACTCCTGCGGAACAATCGGAACGGCCACGTATGCGCAAGCCCTTCTTACGGCTGCTGCCGACACAAACGTCGTTGCCTGTGTTCTGGACATCGACTCCGGCGGCGGGAATTCGACGGCCGTCCCCTTGATGCTGGATGCAATCCGGAAATTCAAAACCACGGGAAAGCCTCTCCTCGCACATGTCGACTTTTGTGCGTCAGCCGCTTATTGGATCGCCGCACAATGTGACGCGATTTATTGTGACAACGCCATCACATCGGAAGTAGGGTCAATCGGTGCGTATACATATTTCATCGATGACCGCGAGGCATTGGAGAAGTCAGGACAAAAGGTTCACGAGATATATGCGGAAGAGTCATCCGACAAAAACCTCGCATACCGTCAAGCGCTCACCGGAGAGTACACGCTGATCCGCACGCACCTGTCTCATTTGGTCGCAGCGTTTCATACCGACGTCAAAGCGGGCCGGCAAGCCCTCCGGGCCGACGCTCCGGGAGTACTGACCGGTGCGACTTTCTTCGCAGACAAGGCTATCGAAACCGGCCTTGCCGATGGCATCGCCACTTTACAAGAATGCGTCGATCACGCCTTCATCCGCGCAAGTATTCACTCATAATTATATCGAACATGAAATTGAACTGGAACTTTATCTCGAAAATCTTCGCCCGAACTGTCGGGGTGGAAAATCTTTCGCGTGATGCAGAAGGGCGTGAAGTGCTTTCTGCAGATCAGCGTAAGATTCTCGAACAAAAATTTGGCCCGGAAGCCTTGCAGTACTACGACGCATACATCGCAAACGATGCAAGTGACGACGCACAGAAAGAACAGCTTTTGCTGAACTTCCTCGATGCCATCGGTCGCTCCGGCGGCGACGACAAAGACAAGTTACGGCAGGAACTGGCAAAAGCAGAAGAAAAAATCGCGTCGATGTCTGCCCAGATGACGATCTTACAGCAGGAGAAGGAGAAACTCGCCAAAGCCCGCGAGGATAAGCCTGCCGCGACAGAAGTATTCGGGAGAAGCGAAGGCCGTACTTTCCCGATCGACGCGAAGGCATCCCACAACCGCCTCGCACTCGAAGCTCTGGCCACGGGCCAGCTTCCGACTTTCTCCGCAGCCACGATCGACGTGGATGACCTGAAAAAAGAGCTGGGCACCTACTCGTCGCAGGGAAACAGTCTGGAACTCATGCAGGACATCTACCGGGGTTTCACCTCGGCGAAGTTCATGACGCCGAAGCGTGCGATCGAAACCTACAAAGCAGTACGCTCGGACTATACGTCCGTCGTACAGGAGTTCTCGTCCAAGTGGACACCGGCAGGCGATGCACGGTTCACCGCCATCAAAATTCAGAACTACCGGCACAAAATCAACTTTGCAATCGTCCCGGCCGACGTCGCCAACTCGTGGCTGTTGTCGCTCTACAACGAGCGCCTGTCCCCCGATCAGATGCCGATCACACGCTACATCGTGCAGAAGATTCTGCTGCCGTCGATCCTTCAGGACATCGAGATGAAGATGATCGGTAAAGGCAAGTACAAGGCCAAGGAGAATCCGACCGATGCCGGCAAGCCGGAAGAGTCGATGAACGGCATCGAAACGCTGCTCGTCGAAGCGGCCAAATCGGGTGATCAGGGTATCAACTTCTACCCGAACGCAAAGGATCTGCGCACAGCAACAGATGCCGAAGTCGTCGAGTACATCGATGACTTCGCCCACAAGATTCTGGCGAAGTATCAGTCCCTGAAGATGAACATCTTCCTGTCTGCCGATCTCTACGTGAAATACAAACGAGGTTACAAAGACAAATGGGGAGCTGGCAGCGGCACGGAGAATCCCGATTTCGGCAAAGACCGTGTCGATTTCACGAACTTCTCGCTTCAGGTACTCGACTGCCTGTACGGCTCGCCGATCATCTTCTGCACGCCGAAGTCGAACTTCATCATGTTGCAGAACCTGAACCAGCCGCAGGTGATCACCGACATCCAGAAAGTCGATTACGAAGTCCGCTACTACGGCGAATTCTGGCTCGGTGTCGGCTTCGCGTTTGGCGAAATGCTCTTCGCTTCCGTTCCGGCCGGCTACGACCCGCAGGCCGCAATCTCGGCTGACGGCTCGACCGACTTCTGGAAAAAGACCAACACTGCCGCCGAAGTGGAAAATCCCACCGAGGGCGCATAGTATCAAACCTTAACACCGATTATCATGTATAACCCTGTATCAATTCTGAAAACGGACGAGGGCGCAGGCTGCCCTCGTCCCAAAAACCCGACAATAATCCTCGTCCCTGTCGAATTCGTCGCTGCGGAACCGACGCGGGAAATCGGAGACATCGTCATGAAAAGCGATCTGGAACTGATCGCAGAAAAAAAAGCAATCGGCATCTACGCCACGCCGAGTACGATCGAATGCACCGAAGAATCCGAAGGAGATCCCGACGCCCGCGGCGTCAAAGTCGGCATCGCCTTCGAACATCCGGGCGATTCAGCCGAGATTGCCGGGTTCACGGAATACGCCCGCAATCGAGGATTCATCGCATTGAACCGCGATTGCGCCAACGGCAATACGGCGGAATATCGCGGCTCGAAGTGCAACCCGCTCTTCCTGACGACGGAGTACACCAACAACAAGGATGCCCGCAAGCGGAAGCTCACGTTCAAGCAGGAGCAGCGAGACCTGATCGGGGCAAGCATCTACAAAGGCAAGATGCCGGAACTCGCCGACGAGGCTACACCGGCACCGACACCGGAAGAGGGAGCATAGTATGGGAAAGGATAACACCGCAAAACAGACCGGGGCCAAAGGCGCTCCGGCTGTTTCGGCCACACCTACGGCCGAAGTTGAAAAAAGAACCACAGACGCGGGAGCCGTAAGCCCCGATGGGAACGCACCGGAAGAAACCCCCATTCCGGAACCGGCACCTCTTTCGTCCCTTCCGGAAAACGATGCCGCCTCTGAACCGGCCTCTTCGGCTGCTGAAGGAGTACCGGCTGACGATTCCGTTATCGTTATCGCTGCCTACTCCGGTACGAAAGACCTGTTGCAGGCTCTGTGGCAGAAGGCGGCTCCCGAACACTGTACGCTTGTATTCGTCGATGATGCCCCCTTCGCAAAGCAATTTCCCGCACTGATTGCGGATGCCTCTATCCCCGACGAATTCGTGTTTGTCCCGGCCAACTGCGCCCCCGTCGCTCCGGTGGATTTTGCGGATCTGGCACAACTCAAGGTATACGTTCGCAAAGACGGTTCCCGACACTACGCAGAACGCCTGCCGATGCTCCTGAACAAAGTGGCTCTGGTCGAACTTTGTGGAACGATGCAAGAGGACGCCGACGACGAAACCCTCATCGCGGATTATGCGAAAGAGTATCGCCGCGGTGTCCGTGCTACGGAAGTTTCGCATGATTTCGGCAACTTCGTTACACTCGTCCTGCGGAGTAATCCCTGCGAGAACGTCGTGATCGCCGGACTCTGTCAGCGTAAATTCATTGCAGCATCCGCCGAAGGTTGGAATGCCGTATCCCCCTTACTCACCAAAATCCGGTCGTAATGCAAAATGCCGTTCAAAAGTGGTTAGAGTCCGGAGCCGAAGTCCAAGCAGGGCTTCGGCTCCTCTCTCTTTACGCCAAGAACGAGCATCTGACCCGGCTCGTAACAGCGCGTCCCGATCGGTACAAATCGTTGCTTATCGACACACTGTGCAAAGTATCGGGGACTTCTCCACTCACGACTCCCCCGCCCAGCTCCCGGCAAGCCTTCCGAGAACAATGGGCGTTTCTCTCTGAACCTGATTGTCCGCCCGAATTGAAAATTCTGGCAGCCGACAAAATTACAGCCTATCGAGATTACGTCGATGCGCATCGGCGGCTATTCGATTGTGCCACACTGGACGAATGTTTTGCAACAGCCGAAAGTCTTATAAAATCTTTCTCCGAAAATCGAAAAATTCTCTACGAATTCACATACTACGCCGAGCATCATACGCTGCTCGGCCGGCACTCGATCTTCAAAGAGATGCAGGAACTGGCGACACTGCGTAAAATGGGGCCGGTTGCCCTTGTCGCCAAACAGAAGAATCTCAAAGGCAGCATCTGGCGAATCAAGCACGAGATTACCCGCGGTAGTAAGCCTCATTTGGATATCCAACGCAAGCACCGCCTGAAGGCGAAAGAACGCGAGCTTGCCGCCGTCAATAAAATGATCGAAGAATATGAACGAACTACCCGACCATAAGCCCATCGGTGAAACCCTCGCGCCTGAAGAGGAACAGATGCTGGTCGATCTCGGTGCGCTCGGCTGGTCGCCGGAAGATATCGCCCGCAGCATCAACGCGAACGTCGAGCAGTTTACGCAGGAGTATAACGACCCCAATAGCCGCATTGCCGTGCTGATAGCCCGTGGTCTCTTGCAGAAACGCGCTCTGCTCGAAATAAAGCTCATGGATGAGGCTCTCGGCGGAAACATTCCGGCGACGACACAGCTCTACAAAATACAACGAGACCGTTCGTTTGAAATGACAAAGCTGGATGTGTTCGGAGGATTCACCGACGAGCAATCCTACCAGCGCATCATGGATTACATCGACAAAGGTTGCGAAGACGATCTCTCGGCAAAGGAACAGCTATATATCGACTTGTTGAATCTGGTATTCTCACTCTCCAAACAACATGACCGCCGAAATGTCATCAAGTTCTTGACAAAGCCGCCCTTCAAACTCTCCTATGCCCGTGCCGTCGATATTTATGACGAAGCCGTGAATCTCTTCTACTCGAACCGGCGCGTAACGAAAGAGGCGCTTCGGCAAAAATACGCCGATGATCTCGAAGCATGGTCGAGCATCGTCGCCCAAAGAGCAACCTGTGCCGCAGACTATTCCGTGGCGGCAGACATGAGGGCAAAGGCCGCAAAAATTCTCCGCCTCGACCAACCCGACCCGGAACAGCTCCCATCGTCACAGTATATCAAACCGATTCGTCTTCTATCCCTCGACTCTTCGGATGTCAGCCTGCCACCGGCAAACAGAGACGCGCTATCGCGCCAGATTGATTCCGTACTGGCCCCGGATGCCGTAAAAAAACGGCTACGCATGGAAGCGGGGATCGAAGATGTAGATTTTATCGAAATTATCAATGTCGCACAGGAAGAGAATTAACGCGGGGGATAGCCCCTGCATCGACGTACAATATCAGAACCTGTACGCCCAAGTGGCATCGTTGCTGATGCCACGAAAACTCCGCGCTGTCTTGGGCCGCGGCTCGGCCAAGACTACGGACTTCCAAGCCGAACGACTCGCGGAGATTATCTTCGACATGCCGGGCGCCCCTTTGGTATGGGTGGCCGATACCTTCTCGAACCTCTCCTCGAATATCCTGCCCGGTGTGCTTGAGGGCCTCGAACGCAAAGGACTGCATGAAGGCGTCCACTACGTAATCGAAAAAGAACCTCCGACATACACGGAAAAAGAGAAAGAACACCTGCCCACATGGCTCAAACCGCATTTCTGGAAGCCCTTCAACCGTCTCGTATCCTACAAGCGTACAATCATTTTTCATACCGGTACAAACATACGATTCGGCTCCCTCGATCGACCTTCGACACTGGCCGGCAGCTCGTATGTCTATGTGTTTGGAGACGAGGTAAAATATTTCAAGGAAGAGAAGATCGCCAACCTGATGAAAGCCGTCCGCGGGTACAGCGTGCAATATGGAAACTCTCCGTTTTACCGTGGCTACTCTTTCACCACGGATATGCCCGATGTATCTCACATCGGGGAATATGACTGGATACTGAAAGGAGCCTCGGCAATGAATACCGAGCGGCTGACACTGGTCATGCAGGCAGGGCTGGTATATAATCAAGCCCTTCATGAATATGTTGCCGCGAAATTGGAATGGCAACGAACCCGGACGCCGGAGGCTGAACGTGAGTACAAAAACAAACTACGCACGGCGCGTCTTTGGCGAAGCCGCTGGGTAGAGCTGCGCCGACTACCGGAAACCGCGACCTTCTTTATGCTTGCATCGAGCTACATCAATGTCGACATTCTGACTGCCGAATGGTTCGACGACGCCTTCGCCGAGCAGTTCAGCGACTACAAGGCCGCAATCCTTTCGATGAAACCGACACTGGAGGGCGGAGAGCGTTTTTATGCCAACCTCGGAGAACGGCACTTTTACTACGATGGCATCGATGAAGAAGCCTACGAACGATTCGGACTTCTGGAGCAAGAGGACAGCCGTGTCTTGCGGTATTGCAATCCACAGCGTGCGCTATCGCTCGGCGTGGACTTCGGTAATATGTGTTCGATGTGCGTTGCTCAAGAAGAACCGCGGATACTGCGCGTATTGAAGTTCATTTATACCCTTTCCCCAGAGTCGATTAGACAGTTGGCAGACAAATTCGTCACCTATTTCGCGCACCACCAGAACAAATACGTGATGCTGTATTACGATCGTGCAGGTAACAACTATCGGAAAATGGGTACCGACACCGCATCGCAGCTCAAACATGCGATCGAATTCGACAGCAACGAGCATCCTACAGGCTGGAGTGTGCAGTTGATGTCTATAGGCCAAGGGAATATCGGGCAGGGTGACGAGTATATCTTCATGCAGGAATTGCTGGCAGGGCACAATAAATATCTGCCGCAGGTGCTCATCGATGCATACCAGTGCAAACCGCTCAAGGCTTCGCTCGAAAATGCCCGGACACGGGTTTCGAAAGGTAAAATCTGTAAAGATAAACGGTCGGAGCATCTCCCGGTCGCCGAGTTGCCGATGCGGTCTACCAATCCATCAGACTCTTTCAAATACCTGATGATGACGCCGCCGTTAATCCAGATCGTCAAAGGCTCACCTCGAAGTGATATTATCTACGAACCGACTTTCGGATAAAAAAAGGCGCGGGGGGGCGCCGCCCCCCCCCCCGCCACAGAGAACTACTCTTTTCTCCTCC